AAACCAATACTCCATAAATCAAGCAAATTGACATTGATTAACGGGGAGATTAAGATTAATATGGGTATCAAACCGAAGTATGATTATTCTGATTTAACACTTGACGAGCAATTGAAGGGGATATAACAATGGCTGTAGTAAATGATTTTCACTGTGCTAAACACGGTTATTTTGAATCGAGGACTCCTAAATGTCCCATGAAAGGATGTAATGAAGAAGTTATGGTCGTATTTTTGCAAGCTCCTAACTTGGTCAGCGCCAAAACAAGATTTACGGACAAGTCCACCAAGCAACTCGCAATGGAGTTCGGAATGTCAGACATCAAAACCACCCGTGAAGGTGAACACCAAGAAGGATTCCTCACCAAGAAAAACAAGTTCACCGAAAAAGAATACGAACAAGCCGAAAAGTACGCAACCCGTAAAAATGGAGTTGACAAAGACAAGCTCAAGCGTCAAGTCCCAACCCCGCAAGCGGAAGCCCCAAGGGAAGCCCGCCCTGGTGATGCAGCGGTCTGGGGTGGAGGAATGAAAGGCATGAATATGCAATCTATTCTTGCTGGACAGTTTTCAAAACCTGTTGGACCATTGCTGGGTAAAGAACCTGAAGCTGCGGGCTTGACACCATCTCAGGCTGGTATAAACTCAGGACCTAGAGTTGATCCATCTTCAACATTACGAGATCCTGAAAACTTACAGATTAAAAAATGAGAATACCTAGCGCACCCGAAGCAAGAGAAGATTTTTATTTAGACATCATTGCTAAGTGCCTAGTATCAAGGGATGCCCGAAGGGGGGATTACACCACCCAACGGGCATACTATTTGTTTGGCGCAGGTCCTGAAGAACCACCAGCGTATTTCAATAAGATCAATCCGCATTTAGATCAACTGACTAGTTTCCTGTATAGCTCGGAAACAACTAAATTCTCTCTACAACTCGGTGCTTCTGTCCATGACATGGAGCAACGCAAAACACCACGATTGACCCAAGCACTCAATGATGAGTGGCTTAACTCCAACGCAGATCAAGTATTCTCGACTGCCTTGACTTGGGCATTGGTTTATAACACCACCTTTGTAAAGCTGGTTTATAACAACGGTATTAATCCTTACCTGATCGAGCCTGATTCTATTGGCATCTTGCGTGAGGACACCCCTTATACAGACAGGCAAGAAGCCATTGTACAAACTTACTACATGACAAAGTCGGAGCTATATGCCCGTCTGTATTCCCATCCAAAGCGTGATGACATCGTAAGAAGAATCACCACTGGCACAAGAGTTCAAGAATCTGAAATACCTGATGCAGTAAACCGTATTGTGATGAGTCAAACTAATCCGACCATCTACGGCAATATCAATCTGGATCTGTACGGTGTAAACCGTTACAAAGCACAAGTGGCTGAAGATACAGTGGAGATGACTGAGTTATGGATATGGAATGATGACACCTCTGACTATCAAGTAGTTACAAGCGCAGCACCTGGAATCATTATTTATGATCGCCCAGGCGCATCTTTGTTCCTTAAAGGCGAGTGTCCATTTGTTCAGATCTGCCCTAACCCATTGCCTACCTATTTTTGGGGTGCATCGGAAGTTCAAAAGCTCATGCAGCTTCAAACCCTTCTTAATGTACGGTGGGTAGAGATTTTGGACTTGTTATCCAAGCAAGTAAGCCCTCCAACAGCGTTGACAGGCTTTTCTGGCATTTTGGATGAGAAAAACTTTGCATTAAACCGTGCTGGCGGTCTTTTAAGCTCAGATATGCCTAATGCTAAAGCTGAACGCTTAGCACCACAGATGCCACCTGATCTTTTTGAGGTTATCCACGAAATTTCAGCAATGTTTGAAGAAGTATCTGGTATTGGTAATGTCTTGCAAGGTAAAGGTGAATCAGGCGTTCGTTCTGCTGGTCATGCAAGTCAATTGGCTCGTCTTGGATCATCTAGAGCTAAAAAACGGGCTTTAATTGTTGAAGATAGCTTGGAAAAGGTAGCAACGCTCTATCTCAAGCTCATGCAAGCCTATGACCCAACGCATTTTAAAGATACTGAAGGTGTGCCGTTCATTGCAGAACAATTTACCAATGATTATGTTGTGAAAGTGGATGCTCACTCTAATAGCCCGATCTTTACTGAAGATACTAAGCAATTAGCGTTTAATTTATATAAAGCTGGAGCAATTGATAAAGAAGCGTTGCTTGACATGGTTGAAGCTCCTGGTAAACAATTGCTTATAGAGAAATTAAAAAAGCGTGAAAAGCAAGCTGCTGCTCAAGGAGAAGGTCAAGAGAAGCCACCTGGAAGCGCTCCCAAAGAGAAACAACATAAAAAGGAAGGCTAATGGCACAATCAATCGCACCAAAAGCAGACCAGCCTAAAGTTTCTACCGAGTCACTAAAAAGAGGTGATAAAGGTCCAGGTTTGGAGTATCGTACTCAAAGCAGTCCAAGTTTTAACCGTAGCCCGAAAGTTCGGAATATGGGCAGGTCTATCAGGGGATAAACTTAACTAGGAGATTTTGAAATGCGTAAAGCTCACAAAAAATCACGCAAGTCTAAGCGTTAATTGGTTTTCCTTCACGGGAGAAAAGGGTGTGGCTGCCTTCCCTTTGAAATAGGTGACCGCTTCTTTAAGGAGTCATTAACATGGCACGCAAAGCTCGCAAAGGTCGTAAAGCTCGCAAATAATTGAACGAGGGCTAAAACCCTCTAACAATTATTTCGGACAGACCGAATAAGTCCTACGGGGAGGAGGAAACTAAATAAACCTCCCCACTTGACAATTGTTGTATTAAGATTACGATACGAGAAACTTAATAGGAAAAGTTATGGGCGTACCTTCAGACCAATTGATGCAAATGATTAAGAGCCAACGGGATGGTGCTACACCTGGTGGAACTCCTCCAGCTCCTGAAGCGCCTGTAGGAATGTCTGAAAATACCGCTGCTCCAATGGGATCTCCAATGAGTACCCCAGAACCTAAAATGGGAAACCGTGAAGCCTCGATGATTAATCTCTCGATGGCTCAAGATTTATTAGAGCAAGCCTTACCTGCTGTAGGATCTGATTCCGATGAAGGCAGACAAATTCTTGCTGCGATCAATACGCTTAATCGTGTGATTGGTCCTAAAAAATCCAAAACAAATGAATTGCAACCTACTGAAATTATGCAGATGTTGCAAACATTACCTCAAGCTGGTGGAGCAACGGCTGAAGGAAAAGCAATGGCACAAGCTCCGAAAATCCCTGGTATGTCACCTGGCGGTATGCCTCCTCCACCTGCGCCTTCTGGTGCTGGCGGTGGTATGCCACCTCCTCCTGGCGGTGGTTTGCCTGGTGGTATGCCTTCTGCAACTCCACAATAAGGAATTATCATGGAATTATTTAAACCTCGTGGCGCTGCGCTTCCACGCAGACCTACTGACAACAATCAGAAAAACGGTCAAGTTATCAACACTCCACGCTTCTCTGAGTTTGGTGGCTTAACTGGTCCTACTAAGGGCGGTTACAAGAACGGTATGACAATGTCCCATCCTGGTGACACAAAGAAAGTTATCTAATAAATAAGGGGATATGAAATGAGTTTAGAAGATCTTTCGTTTGAACAGCGTGATGAGTTGGCAATGTTGGCTAAGCAATTAGCTGATAACCCAAACACACGCAAAGAATTTTTACGCATGACAAAACAGGTTAAGCCTGAAATGTCCATTCCTGAGCTTGATATTGAGGATTACACCAATAAAAAGGTGACCGCTGCTGAAGAACGGGTAATGAAATTAGAAGCTAATTTGCGTGATAGAGATGCCAGAGATGAACTCGAAAAACGCAGAGCAAAGTTAGGTCGTTCTGCTGAAGAAATTGCTGAGATTGAAAAAGTAATGCTTGAAAAAGGCATGACTAATCATGAAACAGCAGCCGAGTATTTTGACTGGATGAAACAAGCAGCAGCTCCAACGCCTAATTCGGCAATGGGGTATAACCCAAGCGCACTAAGTAAATTTGACCTAAATAAATATTGGAAGAATCCACAAATGGGCGCAAGGGATGAAGCACAAAAAGCATTGCAAGAGTTGCGTAAAAACACTCGACCAATTGGTATTTAAACAGCAGTAAATGGGGATATTTACTTTTAACGGAGAATTATTATGCCTATAGGTGGCGGAATAGTCCCAGCGTCAGGATCAAGTCAATACAATGAGTTAACTTATGTAACTCGTAGAGCGTTTATCCCCAAGCTGGTAGTACAACTTTATAACAGTACACCATTGATGGCTGCTTTGATTGCCAATAGTCAATCAGCTTCAGGCGGTGTGTCCCAAGTAACCGTGCCAGTTCAAGGCGCTCAGTTCGTTAATGCACAGTGGTCTGACTACTCTGGTTCTTTTAACCAGCCAGCAGTTCAGCAAGGTGCGTTTAATGCTGAGTTCAACTTGAAATTGATGATTGCCCCAGTACCGTTCCTCGGTATGGAAGGTGCAGTTCAGCAAGATTACGCAATCATTCCTCTCATTGAAGCTCGTATGAACGATGCAACCAATGTGATGATGGATGCAATGGCTACAGCACTTTACACAAACTACACCAACACTCAACAGTTCATTGGCTTGCCAGGCGCTATTGATGATGGTACAAATATGCAGACTTACGGTAACATCAACCGTTCTACCTATACATGGTGGCAGTCTAAGGTGTACAACGCTGGTTCTGTAAACCCAACTCGTCAAAATGTACTCCAATACATTTCTGGAACAGTTAAGAAAGGTGCTGAAGTACCTACTTTTGGTGTTTGCGGTTTCGGTACATGGACACTATTGGCACAAGACTATGTTGGTCAAGAACAGTATGTAATTACCCCAGGACACGGCTTTGATAGCGATTCCAACGGTCCTCAAGCAGCTTTCCGTGCTTTGATGGTTGCTGGTGTTCCAATCTATCCAGACCCATATTGCCCAGAAGGTACTTTGTATTTCATTAACAGCAACTACATGAGCCTATACATCCACGATCAAGGTTCATTCGTATTTACTGGTTTTGAGTCCACACTTCCTAACTGGCAGATCGGTTATGTTGGCGCAGTTTTGATGATTGCCGAATTGGTAAGCACCAAGCCTAAGTCAATGACCCGTGTGCAGGGTTATAACTCTATTTCACTATAAGGAGCATATAACATGGCACTAGGTAATAATAAAATCCTGATCTCAGGTACTTATGCAAATACGCCAGGCGCATTTTGGCAGTTAACAACTTTGTCAGTCCCAACAGGTGGTGTTGTAATCCCTGCTGGTAACTACATCGTGTTCCCAACAGCCAATGTGAGCATTTCTGCTGTATCAGCTTATAACGCAACTTCTAACGCTGCAACATGGTCAACTGTGATTGCTTCAGGTGTTGGTGGTTGGATTACTGCTGACGGTGTGAATGTGGCTGCTAACGCATCTACTGCTGCAACATTGACATTGGCTACCGTAAATGGTGGCTTGCCTGTCAGTGGCACTTTTAACGCAAGTTAAGGAGAGTAATAATGGCTAATCCAGATTCAGTATCACAGTTTTACCTTGATAGTTTCGGGAATGGTCGCATTGCTCAAGCTCAAAATGTTTCCTTCAATACCGTTGGCAACGCTACCGTTACTGGTATCGTGTTGCCAATTCTTGGAGGTGGCTTAACACAATCAGGTTCAACAGCATCTTCAGGTGCGGTTATTCTTCGTAGAATTACGGTGTCTAACCCATCTGGTGATGTATCTGCTGCGTATGTCACAATTTCGACAGACTCAGCAGGTTCAAATGTTGTTGTAGCGAATGTGGCGTTAACTCAATTAAATGGCGTTAATAAATTTACTGATTTAACTATTGCAGCTCCGTATGCAGCGTCTGTCCCTGTTTCAGGTAATGTAACCCAAGCCTTATATGTGAATGTAACTACTGCTAGTGGCAACACTAATACAGCTACAATTAGCGTTTATGGCGATGTTGTAAAGTTCTAAATATGTACTCAATCTTCGTAACTAATAATTCTGACAAAAAGCTAAAAGATGGCTACGCTGGAGTTTTTTACAATTTTCCTAAAGGTGAAACTGTAGAGATTCCAATTAATGTAGCTCGTCATATTTTTGGTTATGGAGATGAGAACAAAGAGCCGTATTTGGCAAGGCTTGGATGGATCATTACTGCTAATGACCTGGAAACAGGTTTAGCAATTCTTGCTCAGTGGGATTTTTCATCCGAAGCTCCAAAAAAGAACCAATCTATATCCCCGTTGGTGGAAAGAGTACCCCTGCCATCTGAAAGGAAGGCAAGGGGAAAAGTCCTTCAGGCGGTAGCATGACTTATGAAAGGTAGTCTGTGGCAACGCTCAATTCTTACCTTACTCAAGTTCAAAGGTTACTGCACGATGCAAACAATAACTTCTATAGCCCTTCACAGTTAACGGACTACATTAACGAAGCTCGTCAGAGAACAGTTCGTGATACTGGAGCGCTTAGAGAAGTAGTAGTCACTCAAACACCTTGCATGGTTGCTCCTTCAGCGACCATTAATGGAGCAGCACCCGCATATCCAACAGCTTGGGCAGCAAATACCGCCTACACTTCTGGACAATTTATTTTTAGCAATATCTACATTTATCAAGTTACGCAGTCTGGAACAAGCGGATCATCTGCTCCTCCATACCCTAATGCGTCAACTGGCAATGGTAATAATTACCCTCCATCATCCCAGTTCTTAAATGGCACTGTTGGATTAACTTATGTTGGTAATGTAGAAAATATTAGTTATCCTGCACTAACTTATTTGCTTGGATCATCACCGTTATCACCGTCTGTAGGCAATACGGTATTAGACATTATTAATATCAATTTGTACTGGGGTAATACTCGTGTACCAATGGATTATCTAGCTTGGTCAGACTTCAATGCTCGTTTACGCTTTTGGCAAAACTACATT